AAATTCAACGTCTTTACCGTCTTCTTGAATATTCTTCCAAGACTTCACTCGAACCACAGCAGAAGCAATGGCAAGGTCTTCAGCTTCTTCGAGGGTCATATCCTCGGGCTTCTTGTTGCGCTTAATCATAGCATTCTTACGAGCTTCCAATTCATGAAACGTCTTACGACCATGATCCCGAACAATCCTAGAATTAGTACCGCGAACCGTAATCTTAATATCCGTAGGGTTTCCATCAGGCAGCTTCAGTTCAAATTCAAAACCCTTCTCAGCAAGACCAGCCGGGTCATTCTTCTTCAAATCCATATCAATTTCCTTTCTAATAGTTATTAAAATTGTTCCTTACTAGGAATAACTCAATTATAACACAATTCTTCGGTAAAGTCAAGAAATATTTTGTTACATCATTGCGTTCTTGATTTGCGAATAGCGAAGATTATAGGTTTCATAAAGATTAGCTGCACAGCTAATCTTTATGACCAAAAGACCTAATGTAAACAAATGTAAAGACCAAAAGAAAAACCCCCGAAACACCCAAAGGCATTTCAGGGGAAATCTTTAAGCTGTTATTTAAGCAGCTTGCGAGTCATGGACAGCCAGAGTCGTATTGGGTAAACCAGCAGACACTGTAGAATTCAACAGAGCCACGAACGAGTGATCTTGAGTAATACCAGATTCACCATCATTCTTACCAGTGCTACCGAGCTTAACACGCGGCAGAGAGAACGACACGAAATCAGCAGCATTTGCTTCACTTGTCGTAACCACAAACACCAGAGTTACTTCGGTTTCATCATCGAAATAATCACGGAACACTTGATCTTGGAAATAAGTACTAATGTTACCAGAAACACGAATCCGATTAGCGAAAATATCAGCAATGCTATTAGAACCAAGCACTTCAGCATTTTCCAGAGCACGTTCCACAGAAAAATCAGCAGAAGTAATCAGACCAACCGTAGCACCACCAGCAAGTACCAGACCATTAACGGAAGCCAGAACACCAGTTGTACCAGCAGCAGTAGGAGTGCTGAAATATTGGCTTGTATTACCAACCATGTCCTTACCCATTGCTGAGAAGTCAACGGTCACCATACCAGAAGCAGGCAATTGAACATTCATTGTACCGAACTTAACACCAGTGTACAATTCGGATTCTTCAATGTCACCATACCATTCTTCAACGGTATAGGAGTCATCAGTATGACCAGTCGTAGGAGCATACGTATACTTACCGGGGAAAGACACTGTACAAGAAGCAATCGGACCTTCAGCAGTCAGATCAGTACCATTCACCACGTAAACTGTCAGGGCCAGAGCAGTCATGCTGGCGACCAACAGGTTCTTGGACACGTTACCGGCAGCCAGCGATGCGCCAGCTAAACGAACCACCTGACCAACCTTTACACCGTCACTGATAAAAGAACCTGTAGCACGAGTAACAGTCCAAGCGGAACCACTAGCAGCAATCGTTAGAGAAAGACCAGTAATACTAGAAACAGAAGCAAAGTCTTTAGCCAGAATACTACCCATCAGAGCAGAATAAGAGCCGGGAGACAGTTCACCGTTTACAGAACCTTCAACGCTACGAATACCATGTCGCATATCAGCAACTTGATAATCGGTGCGAATTTCATTAGATTCGTAAGTAGACTTCACCAGATTGAAATTAGAAGTAACCCTACGCAGCACAGCGGCACCAGACGAACCGGCAGCAGTACCAAAAGTGGTTTCTTTCTTGTAAGCAAGCGTCTTAGATACGCCATGAGCAATAAGAGCCATTTGATTTCCTTATATAAGTTAATGATTAATCTTGCAAGATTATCTAGCTCAGAGTGCTAGCGGACTCGTTAATCTGAAACTTCACCAGTGACTTCAATTAAAACAGGAACGATTAATCGGTCAGAAGTTGCAACAGCAGAACCAATCTGCGGAGTTCTTAATACGTGAATATGACAAGGTGCTTCGTAAAGATAAGTACCTTTAGCGAAATGATTTCTAATTAATTCAGCCCTTGTAATTGCAGCACCAGTACCTTTGTTATTTTCTGTAGCTACAAAAATTTGCATCTGAATATTTTCTCGATGATAACCAGTACCGCGAGTAGGATCAGTCGGAGGTCGAATTAGATATTGCACTCTTTGGTACATTGTTCCAGCAGTAGGATTAAATGTAGTACCTTCGTATGCAGTGCTAACGCTAGGACTTAAAGAGGCTAAATGCGTTTCAAGAGCTTTTTTAATTTCAGCAATTGCCATGTTATCCCCTATTGTATGCTTCGATTAGGTCAATTCGATATGTAGCTTCTACTTGTGCTAGTGTAGGTTTTGCAATACCATCAGGAGCTTTAAAACTTTCTCCATTATTCAATTTTTCAATTGCTGGAGATTTAGAACCAATGGTAAATGAATCACCAAGTTCGTATTGAGTTCTGGCGTCAGCCAATGCTCTACCTTGAACTTCTTCTTGAGTATAAATCTCAGGGTCAAAGTCTAATTCGTTTTCGTTATATACCCATGAACCAGCATGATAACCCTGTTCAATTGCAATTCCGTATTTTTCTTTACGGGTTTCATATAAACCCAAAAATCTACTAAGCATGTCTTCCTGATTAACTACAGGAGTCTTTTGTGATGCAATATTGGCTACATTTGATGCAAAATCAGCAACCATGTACTTCAGTTTTTTCCTGATTAAAGCACGAGCATCCTGCATTGATTTAACTGTAGCAGTTGTATCGACCTGTAACATATTGCTCCTTAAGCCTTGACAGCAAGAACAATATACAGTACATTCTCCTGCATAGCAGAATGAACCTTAAAACTATCAATAGTGTAAGTACCTACGGAATCCGTAATCTTATCTCTAACAGCAGGTAAACCAGTTAATGTATCAGCAGTAATATAAAACTCAGCAATATCTTTACCAATCAGCGAAGGGTAGTTATATTGATTTGCTACACGATGCCGTTTGTACATTCTTATAGTGGTAGATGACTCAGAATTACTTGTAGTTGCGGTTGCAATATCATAAGAGCCTTCTGTAACTCTAATGTAAGTTGCGTTTTGACCATGTTTTGTAATAAATTGTTTTGTACTATACAGATAAGGATTCATCGGATTCCTTTCTGATTTTAAACATTGAAATAATTAGCACTGTAAGCAACAGTTGCTTTGGAATTCGGAGGAATCACAACATTGTTGTCGGTGTCATCAATATTATCTTGAATGTCCTGTAAGCTAATACCACCAGCATATGCTTCGGTAAGATTGTACACAGGGTTCAATTGAGGGTTGTTCAAATAAAGTTTCAGGGATTCTCGATATGCAGCAGCAGCTTTAGAACCGGTGATAGAAAAAATATCTACGGTACTGTCACCTTGCATACTCAGTTTGAAAAGAATTGCTCTAGCGCAATCCAGAGAAGACCTGATAATATGTTCGTTATTCTTTTCTAAGAAATACGTAATTGTATCATCATCAAGAATGTAAAATCCAACAGCAGTATCTTGAATTTCCATTCTGACTTGTGAAATCATTGTTGGTGTCACTGCCATTTTATTTCCTTTATAAAACTCTTTGATACAATACTATTTCTAATACGGTATCAAAGAGGGAATCCGAAGATTCCACTCTTAGGCTAATTGATTAGCTACGTGTGCCCTTAGCGATCAGAGCAGGTCGCTTGCAGATATTGAGGAAGTTGGCTTCAGCTTCAATATCAATCTTCGTACCCTTCGGATCACGGAAGGTCCACATATAAGCACTCTCACCAAGCGTATTGAGGTAATCAAAACGGTTAGCGGGAGACTGATAGGTCACGAACGTGTCATTCGTGCCGGTGGGCAGGAACACAGCAGTATTCGTGGGAACCAGAGTTTGACCAGCAAGCACAGTACGCACTTCGATAAAGCGAATTCCACCGAAGAAGAATTCACGATACAGACCGTTGGTGCCACCAGCGCGATTACGCATGATTTCTTGACCAGCGGTAGCACTGTAATACTTGTAGGCTTCCTTGACATTAGCATGGCTAATCAGCGAAGCGAAGAACGCAGCGCCGCAGTAAGCATTCACACCAGTAATCACGTCGCCAGTCTTAGCATTATCTTGCATAGAAGCAATAACTTCTTCGCACTTAGCGATAATGTCGGTCGTAGTGGTCGTCAGAGCAAAGTTAACTTCAGTCTGAGTCACGCCGAAATCGGTGAACAAGTTACCAGCGATAGTACCGTTAGGAGCATACAGATCACCAGTCGTCAGAGTGGCGAAACGAGCAACTTCCTTGGTAACATCGTAATACTTACGAATTTCTTCCATCTTACGCAGGACCACAGCAGCTTCAGTTTCGGAAGCAGTGCTGGAACCGAAAGCGCGCTTACCTTGCACGTCTTGCGGCAGAACTTCATCAACCATTGGGAAGTGCGGAATTGCGTAGGAACGAATCTTACGGACAGAATCAGTTTTCGTGTTTGGCTTACCACCGCGAACAACGTCACCGACCAGACCGAGGGTTTTGTTGACTTCTTCAAAAGTCACGGTATGGTTACTGACAGGAACTTCAGTAAAGATACCAGCATCACCAAGCAGTGTCCAAGAATTAGGAATAACAACCAGTTCTTGTGTGTAATCAACTACTTCAAATGCATTAGAATAACTACGGGTAATTGGCATTTCTATCTCCTATTAAACAGTAGCGGAATCAAGAACATTGATGTTCAGAGCAGCCAAGTCCGCGTACACTTGAGCCTTTTCGTCGGCAGTGTTGTAAGTGGCATCCATCACCAGACCAGCCTTAGAAAGCGTAGCCGGACCCTTCACCATCACCAGAGCCTTCGTATCGGTCGTAGCAGGCAGAGTCAGGTCTTCCATCAGAACAGCAGCGACGGTAGCAGAACCGTCAACAGCAGTTTGAACGCAAGGCTTGTACTTATCAACAGCAGTCAGAGTAACCACAAAGTAGTCACCAACCACGAAATCGCTAGAACCGTCAGCAATCACGAACTTAATGTCGTTGCTGAAAGTTGCACCAACAGCTACAGTACCAATAGTAAAACCATCAGGATCAGTAACAGTAAAAGTACCACCGTTAGCGGCAGCAGTCGTGCAGGTAACGCGATAAGCGCCAACCTTATGACCAGCCAACACAGGGTTAGTAGCATCAATTGTGAAGACACCGTTACCAGTACCAGTCACAGCAGACACAGAAGCGGTAGCGGGCAGCTTACCAAGAATAGTACCAATCTTCAGACTGGCAGCGGAACCGTATAGCGTGGCGTGTTTACGGCAAAAGCCAATTTCAGGCTTGAATTCGTCTTTAACTACGTTGCTCAGACGATAGGCTTCAGTTGCAATAACTGTCATATTTTTCTCCAATAAATATTGAAATGATTACTTAGTGTAACCCTTAGCTTTCATCAACTTAACGATAGCAGATTCTTCTACCTTTTCAGCAGAGTCAGTCGTAGCACCCTTTTCAATAAACAGATCAGCGTTAGCCTTTTGTTCATTCAGGGACTTGACAACTTCTACGAATGTGGTAAAATCAGCATCCTCAAGACTTAGAGCAGCTTTCACGAGTACAGCAGAAGCCTTCTCGTCCTTAATAACTTCAGTAATTTGAGCAGTCTTAGCTTTTACGATTGCAGCCTTCTTTTCGGCTTCAAAAGCAGCAACTTGTTCCAGAGCCTTTTCAAGAGCAACCTTGGTTTCATCCAAGGACTTTTGTACAGTTTCCAGAGCAGACTTCTCGACTACTTCTACTTCTTTCTCAATGGTTTGAGTCATAGATTTTCCTTCGAGATTAACAGAGCCTGATGGCTCAACTTTAGATTTCTCAACGCTAGCGGTTGTTGAGTTATCAGGCGCAGCAGCTTTAGTCTGCTTACCAGATTCTTTGCGGGATTTTTCAATCTTCTTGAAAGCCTTTTCTAACTTGGCTTGATCTTCCAGAAGTTGAATATATTGATCGGGTTCTAATTCAGATAAAGCGCCGAGAACATTGTCGGATTCTGTCAGAGATTTAATAACTTCAATACTGGAGACTTGTTCGTCAATCCATTTTTGATACCAATCTTCTTCAGCTTTATCTTCTGCTGTATCTTCAGCAGGGTCTTCCTTAGTGTCAAACCCAAGGGCATTTGCAAGCACAATAGCATCACTGTAATAAAGACCGTAGAACTTACTCAGGTAATCCTGAATGTCCATTGTTACACGAATCTTGCTTGCTTTTTGAATTTGTTCTTCTGAGAATTTATTAGCTTTGATTACTAGGGCATAATCATGATTATTCGCAGGCCCACCCTGCTCTTTACTAACCAATGCTACGTGTGCCCCTTCTGCTTCAAAACTAATATCAGACAACTTGCGTTTAGCGGTACGTCCCATATTAACCTTTCTTATTCATTTTCAATAGTTTCTACAGCAGCTAAAGCCCCAATAGAAACGCCGTTAACATCACCGGACTTCACTAAAGCCCATAAATCATCATCAAGAATTTGCAGTGTAGCTAACCAAGTTCCCTTTTTAACTTCCTTGTCACCTAAGATAAAGTCTGTAGGAGCAATATAGGATTCAGCAAATTCAAACGAATCTGTTTGTACTAAATGAAAGAGGTTTGCTTTTTGGCAATATTTATTGAAGTTGTGACAAGCCTTCCTTACTTCTTCTTCAGAGGTAATGTCTCCATGTAAATCTACTTCATCTGGGACCATTACAACGTAAGTGACTTGCTTTAATTCTTCGTCAACTGCTTTAGTTACCTGAACCTTACCATAGGCATCGGAACCTTGTTTATTTGCATCTAAACCGGCAGGAACATCTTCTTGATATTGCCCAACTGCTTTAAGGATACCTCTTGACCATGCAAGACCAGCATCAGCACCGAGCATATAATACTTGATTACTTGTTCGCTAGGTCCACCGTCATGTTTAACTTCCTTGAAATTAACACCTTCGTTATGCATCTTGGTTAATTCCATGTGCATGAAGGTAATTTCTTTAAGAGTTAATTCATCAGGAGATTTTAATTCTTTTGCTTTTTGAATAACAGATTGGTCACGTATAGAACCTAATCGTGAATATTTACTTTTCAGTAATGCACCAATCTGCATATTGTTCTTAACAACGCTAGTAGGAGCGTACTTCATTTGTTCAGACATAAAAACTCCTACTAATTAAAGCATATGTATATTTTATCATAGAAATACGGGTTTGTCAAGGAAAATATAATTATTTTCCACTAAGTCAAGAGAAATTTATTTATCAGACCAAAATAGCAATTGAATTAGTAAGAGGTCTAATAATTCTTCCTGAATTAATTTCAATTTTTGTATTACCTATATACGTTCCAGTAAATTCGGTTCCTGTTGGTCCATACTGAACACCATAAGCAACCAAAGACGGATCAGGGTAAACACCACCAGATTTTGTTAAAGTAACTGCGCTATTGGTACGAATAAAGCTCAAAGCATCTGTAGCTAATTTACTATTCTTTAATAAAACAGCATCAGAGATTGCCTGATTCAGTTCAATTACAGAAGTATTGATACGTTTCTGTTTCTTAAGAGAAACTGCACTCGTGCTAATATTCAAAGAATTTGCAAATGCAACTAACTTATTCTCTTTTACTAGAACCACATCGTCTGTTGTCAATGTTACAGAAGTAATACTGGTGCTCAAGCGAAGATTTCTTTTGAGAGTAACAGGTGAATTGCTGGTAGAGAAACCAGAGGTGCTAGTTTGAACTTTTCTTCCGGCAAGTAGATTTGTGTTTGCGTTATTGAGAGAATAGGTTACAGGAGAAGTCTGTAATTTATATCCATCAATGAAATTAACTGTACTGCTGGTTAAAGTAAATGAAATCGTAGAAGTTTGCAGCTTCAAAGATTTCTTGAGTGCTGCGACACTGTTGGTAAGACTGTAACTAATAGAGCTTGTTTGTAACTTCAGTGCTTTAGTAAAAGACACCCCAGTATTGGTTAAACTGAAATTACTTGGAGTTGTAGAGAGTACAATACCTTTGTGAAGTGCAACTGCTGTATTCGTTAAACTAAAACTTGCACTACTTGTTGATAAGTATAGTGCTTTCGTTAGTGTAACCGAAGTGTTTGTCAGATTAAACGAAATTGCTGTAGTAGCAAGCTGGAAACCTTTATTGAACGTAACCGCAGAGTTAGATAACGAATATGACCCTGCTGAAGTTTGTAACTTTAGACTGCGGGTAAAAGTGCTATTGCTATTTGTTAATGATAGTACAGCAGGAGTGATTACTAACTTCCTTGCTGTATTCAGTACAACAGCAGAGCTATTTACACTGAAACTATTCGGGCTTGTTTGTAACTTAAGTGCTCGACTAAGGGTTACATTAGAGTTAGTCTGTGAATATCCAGTAGTAGAAGTCTGTAATTTCAGAGTTCTATAAAAACTAACATTTGAATTAGTTACTGTATAACTTGCTGGAGTAGTAGTAAGAGAATAACTGGTTAATGATTTTGTTAAAGTAACAGGACTTGTGGTTATTGCAAATGAAGTTGGTGTTATCGTTAAATCGAGACTCTTTAAAAGACTAACATCACCTGTTGTAATTGACCAACTGCCGGGACTTGTAGTTAGCTCCAAACCTCTTTCAAGTGCAACAGCAGAAGTTGTTATACTATACGCCGCAGGAGTAGTATTGAGAGTCCAGTTATTGAGTGCAGCAGAACCAAAATAAAGGTCATCAAAAACAATATGGCCTACAGCATTAGGAGACTGTTTAATGAAAATCTGCGAAGTTGTAGACCGTCTACAACTTGCTAGTCTTCTACCAAAGCCGTTTAAACCCCAAGCATCATTTGAAACAGCCATGATAGAACCTCTTTAACCTTGTGTATACATTACCTGACCATTTAATTGTGTAGTCGTTGTAGTTTGTGGAACATAAATCAGGAAAGGAACCGTATTATCATACAATCGAGGCATACCTGAAGTAACAATATCTGTTGCATTAGGTAAACCAGCAGCGGATAGTTCCAGATAAGCCAGTGGACGATATGCAACCAAGTGCATTGTGCCTGAAGTCCAAGTAGCAGATAAGGTTAAGCTCTGTACCGATTGAAC